CTTAAAAGTATAATAAAGATTTCGATAACCTCTATCAACTGCAGGCTGTATTGCGGCCCAACCTATGTTTGCGTTCTCTACAACAAGTAGAGCTTCATTATATTCTGTGGCAACATTTACTAACATATTACCAAAATCTTTTGTAGGAATTTGAGACTTAAATTCTGCAACCTGTTCCATTGTTTCTATTTCGATTACGTGAAAAGCAGAGTAGTCCGAAGAGTCTCCTCTTGCCACGTCGGCAACGACCATATATGCTTTTGTATAATCAGGATATTTCCAAATCCACATCTCATCATTTTGACCTCTTTTTTCTATAGGGTCGCAGCACATATTATCTTGATACCATTGAAGCAGCTCGCCACTAACAACAGTGTTACCAGAAGATATAAAATCACAATCACATTCTTGCGCTGCCATCTTTTCACCTAATAACTCTGTTTGTAATAATCTCCATGCTTCATCTCGTTCTGGATGTAATGTCCAGTGTAGTTTAATAGGATTGAAATTGCCATCACCTCTATCTGCATCTTGCCATACTCTATGAAATAGATTACCAGTACCGTTTGGTGTAGATAGAAGTACAGCTCTACCACCAGTTGCTAATGTTTGTTGAGCAGAGGTCCATATCTCATCAATCTTGTCTATAAATGCAGCTTCGTCAATAACTAAAAGTGATAGCGCTTCCGACCTTGCAGCATCTGGTGAAGACGATACAGCCTTTACTTGCGAACCATTTTTAAGTCTTAGCGAAAGTCTATTATCTTCTTCAGAACCTACTCTTAACCAAGACGGTAACATTTCATGCATAACTCTAATTTTCGTAATAAGATTTTTAGCTGTATCTTGTTTTATCGCAATAACCAATACATTGAAGTCTTCGTTGAATACCATATTCCAAACAGTAAGCCCTGCTGTAAGAGTTGATATTCCCATTTGTCGAGATTTAAGAATTATATTAAATCTGTTTTCTTTTAATTGTACTAACGAATCTTCTTGAAAAGGATATAAATCAAATTTAATTTTACCTTTCATTGGGTGCTGTATATAACAATACTTTCGCATAAAGTATACGGGGTCTTTTGAACACCTCATATACTCTTTTATTAAAGCTTCTTTGATTGTTTTCTTTGCCATAACCTGTATATATAAATATATATGTTTTTAGTTTTTAGTGAATTTGACCAGCTAAATATATCGCTGTTGATGTACCTACAACACCTACTACAATACCAAACCATCTTTTGTTATACCAAGCATCTGTTATCTTTAATCTGTCTTCGTATAATGTTATTTGATTATTAAGTAAAACGATTTCTTCTTTTTGATTTAACAATAAAGACTCATTTTTCTGATTAAGAAAATGATAATTTGATAGTTGCACTTCCAAGTCAGATATATAAATTGTCTTAATAGAATCTTGTTCTGTTAAAGTATCTACTGCCAAAAAGAATGCGTCTAATTCTGATTGTGGTATTTTAACAATTCTATCTTGTGCACAGCAATCTTTTGGTGCAGCACATGATATTAAAAGTATAATCAATATATATAATAATTTCTTCATTATTTTTTACTCCTATATTTCTTTTCAAAATCAGAAATTGTTTTTTTAGATGACTTTGTTGACTTTACCTTTGCTTTTGTTTTCTTAATCTTTTCATCCGTCTTTGCTATCTTCTTTTTGACAGCCTTCTTTTCTTTTTTTATTTTCTCTGACTTCTTCTTATTGTTTTTTAACTTGTTTTTATTATCTTTCAAGTCTTTCTTAAATTGTTTTTTGCTACCTGCTCCTGCAGACATTGCGAATATCGCACCAAGTACAGCACCTATTCCTAATATTATTTTCCACAACTTACTCATTGTTTTGCTCCTTTATTAAATTGTTCATTTTATTTTCTTCTTCTTGTATATGTTTGTTAAAATTTTTAATAATTAAACTCTTTGCTTTAGAATCAAGACCTTCCCAATCTTCTATCAAACCTGATTCTGTAATATTCTTTTTCGAGTCCAATTCAGAAAACCATTTTTCAAATGCTATTGTCTGCTCTTCTTTCCATTTTTCGAAATTCTTTTTAGCGTTATCTATTAACCATTGATTATATGTACCATTATTTTTCATCTCTAATTCTAATTTAGTCTGACAGCCGAAACAATGTTCGTAGTATTTATACATACTTCTATGCATTTCACTATTCATTGCTCCTTCGCATTTAGGACATTTCATAGGAATTGAGCCTATTTTTCTTGCCTTTTTCAGCTTTGTAAAATTCTGCTTGATACCATTTTTAAGTGTCCAGGTTTTACCACCTTCTTCCCATACATCACCTTCAATTCGTTTTTTAGTATATTTTTTATAACCTGACTGCTTTTTTGTAGAGGCACCATAATTGCCTGTTACGAGATTTCTCATTCTCTGTACTTTGTTTTTTGAAATTCTTTTTTTCATAACCTTTTTTAGAAATATATCATTCCTGTAATTTGATTTATTGGAGCAAACGCTCCTGTTAATTTATATGTTTTTCCTTTATATACAAATACCAAACCTTCACTTGGTACTATCGATTTCATGCCGCCAATTGAATTTAATTTATTAAGCTGTTGTGATAATCGATTTATTTTTTTAATATCGCCACCTTTTTTTACAACTGATATTGCAGATTTTATTTGCTTTCTTATATTCTGCACTGCCTTATCAGGGTTGGCTGCCAAGAACCCTTCTGCATTTTTAAGTACCTCAGCACCTAGTTCGAAAAATAACTTTTCAAATGGAAGCATATTCTTTTTTACTTGGTCGGCATGTTTCATTTTATCTATATCAATTGCCTTTGCAAGTGTTTTTTCGTCTGATATTGTTTTCTTATTCAACCTAAATGATTTATCAAAAAATGCCCAACGTTTTACCAGTCCCATCTTTGTTTTATTATCTATCCCTTTTAGTTTTTTGTCTACATAATCACCCCACCAAGCTTGATGATATTCACCAAAAGTACTTGAGTCTGACATGTTAAACTTTTTCATTAAACTATTTAGCTTACCTAGGAAATAAGGTTTTTTAGCAGAATAATCTTGATGGGGATTTACCTTTAAGAATTGAGGTCCTATAATAGAAAAGTTTTTTTGTATATTTGCATCAACTTGTTTTATCATACCTGCAAGTATTCTACCACCGTCTGCTATTGCTCCAATTGGAGTGCCGTCTTTATATTGTAGTACGTTGTGAAATTGAAGATTCGGTGCGTCATAATTAACAACATTAGAAGATGCAGGGTACATTATTTCCATATTTACCCAGTTGTTACCATCATCAAAAATCTTTTTTATTTGTTTATCATTTAGAGATTTTATAGCATTTGACAAATCATTCATAGCGTAATTAAAAGCTTTTTCTATATTACCTCTACCTGCAAACTTTTTTGCTATTGCCTTAGAATCTACACCACCTCGTTTTATATCACCTGCATTTCTTGCTGCCTTTAATCCTTTGTTCCAAGTAATGAATAAATTCTGACCATCTGTTTTTTCAGTTGCCTTTTCGTCAATATCTAATTTACCTTGTAATGCAATATCTATTATTTGTCGAAAATCTCCAAATGTAAGTCCTTTGTCATCAAATGGGTGAGACATGTGGCCATAAGCTCCGCCTTCTAACAAAAGCATTTCTTTAATTAACGTACCATCTTTCTGTGTTGTTGGTTCATCAGAATTTGTCGTTGCAGATATTTCTGCTCCTAGATAATTTACAAATTCATATCCAACTCTTGTTGCAATGTACTTGGACCACTTAGCCCATCTATTAAATGCACTTTTACCTTTTTTGTCAGAAAGATAATTTGTACCACCAATGGTTCCAGGCTTGCCAACAGGAAAATATGACACAGCTGCTGTAGGTCCTCCACTCATATCTTTTTTGAATGCGGTATCGTGTTGAAAAAACTCTTCAGCTCCTGTAAGATAATTAAGTACTTCCATACCAGGATTTATATATTTTTCAATATTTTTGCCAAACTTTTTCCAAGACTTTTGATTGCCCCAATAACCTCTAGGTCCATCATCTACATTATCACCTATTGCTGTTGAGTTTTCTTTTAATAATTTTGGTATGTCGAAGTAATAGCAAAAGCCTTCAATTATTTCGTTTAACTTTTCAAGTTTATTTACTATTAGTTTGTAATTTTTTGTATGGCCGAAAATACCTTTGAACAATTTTAGTTTATCTTTTTTGTCTAATGATTTATCACCAAGAGCAGTCCGTATTGTTGTACCGCTCATCTCTCCATATCCACTTACCTTTAGACTTACATGTGGAGCTATAATTGTATATGCTCCTTCTTTATATCCAACTTCAGCTTTACCTTTCCAGGGTCTGAAGAATTTACCACCTAATCTTTGTGCATCTTTTTTACCAACCATAAATACAGCTGCAGTAGTTTCTGGGTCATATTTACTTAAGATTTCTGTAGCTTGGTATGGATTTTTAACTTGCACAACATTTGATATCCCGTGAGAATTTATTATCTTTTTCTTTTCATTAAAGCTAAATGGAGATTTCGGTAAAGCAACTTTACCAGACGTTGCAACATAAGCTTTGTCAAACTGTCCTGTTAGCCACTGATAGGTTTTTGCGTGATGCTTACCCATAGGTTGGAACCTACCAGGATATATAGCAATGATTACTTTTATTTTAGAATCTTCTTCTACAATTTGATTCGCTAGCCATTTACCTAAACTCATTATTTTCTCAGCTCCAATTCTTTTTTAATCCACTTTTTTGCTATATGATTTTGTATAGGTCTTTTTATAAATTCTCTTGCGCCACTCTTAATAATCTTATCAAACTCCTTATATTCACTGTTGTCTACAACAAGCATGTTACTGCTTCCAAACAATCCTTGAAATTTACCTAAATTATTTTGTACAGCTTTCCAAGACTTCTGTACCAATTCAGTCGGGAGCTTTCTTTCTCTATCATGATTTCTTTTAAGTGCAACATCTAAATCAGTATTAACAAAAACCATAAAACAATCGTATCCTACTTCCTGTAGTCTTTTTTTCTGTTTTGCTATTTTTGCATAATCTTTTCCTGTACCATCGATTAGTAAACCTAGCCTACCGTTTATATAATTTTTTAACGCAGCATCTCTAACTTTTTTACTTTTATTTCTTAACTCCATTGCTTTTTCATATTGAGCGGGAGTCATCTTTGCAATATCTTGAGATATCCCAGACATCTGTAAATATGTTTCAAAGTATTTATCGCTATTAACAGATTTTAATCCATCAGCAGAAACATGCGGCATTTTTTCTGGCATACCGAATAGAGTTGATGCAGCATAAGATTTTCCACTACCTGGTCCGCCGGCTGTAAAGATTGCTTTGAAGATTCCTGAGTCGTATACACCTTCGTTTAATATGTCGAATAATTTAATCACCTGACAGTGCACTCTTTATAGTATTTAA